CTATCCGCGAGATTTTCCTCCGGCAACGTTTGTTGTAACACCTGTTATATAACTTGATCTGTCTGATAAGTAGTAGGCAACTAAATCAGCAACTTCTGATAATTTACCACTTCTTCCTAGTGGTGTAGTACTCTTACTCTTGTATCCTGCACGGACATCTTCAACCGTTTTGTGTCTTGTATATGCTAAAGCTTCTTCATAAGCTAGTGTTCTTAAACCTGTTGCTTCCATAATTCCAGGAGCTACACCTACTACACGAACATTGAATTCACCTAATTCTTTTGCCCATGAACGTGTTAAACCTACAATCGCTGCTTTAGTTCCTGAATAGATGCTTTGTCCTTGTGAACCTTCCAAACCAGCTTCAGAAGCCATATTAACAATTACACCTGATTTTTGTTTTACTAATTGACGAGCAACAGCTTGTGACATTAAAAATACACTCTTTACATTGACATTGAACATCTTGTCAAAATCATTTTCAGTTAATTCATATTTACTATTACTTTCCTTAGCATCTACTAATAACCTAGGCAAGTTAATACCTGCATTATTTACAACCCCATCAATATGTCCATGTTCTTCAACAACTCTAGCAACTAATGCATCAACTTGTTCTTTATTTGTTACATCTGTCTCTACAAATGTTAAATGATCATGTTCTTCCTTAGCTGGTTGCAAATCTGCATCATATACATATGCGCCGTCATTTAATAATTCTTTTACAATTGCTTCCCCAATACCAGAAGAACCACCTGTTACAATGTACACCTTTTCATTTAAGTTCAACCAGTTCTCACTCATAAGAATTCCTCCAATAACTTTATATCTTTATTACAATTCTTATTTTAGTGTTAACGGTTACAACAATTAATACAAAGAATTTCTAAAATCTGAGAAAAATATTGCACGAATTAAATATTTAAATAAAATTAAATAGATAATATAAATTCAAATCAACACTGTGTATGAATTTATTTAAATGAAATACTTCATTAATATATTTAGTATTTGTCGCCATCTTCTTTGTTATATCTACTTTCTCCAAAAACTTCTAATGCCGCAGTAGAATTATGTACAACGTCATTAAAATCTTCACTTGACGCTACACTGGCTGTAGCATTGTTTTCATTGAACCGAGTGCTTGTGAAGATGAATAACCACCGTCAGCAATCTTTTGTTGACTGACACCATACTGTACAGACATTTCTTTGCCTTCTGCCTGCATTTTAGCTACATTTTTAGTAGCCTCTGCAGCCTTTTCGCCACCAGTAGTTAGCAAATTAAAAGTCTTAACATAAGCATTTTGTAAATCACTAGCTTTTTGAGCTCCGTCAACTGCAGCAGCTCCTATATCTTTGATAATAGGCGTTACTCCTGATAAAACAGTAGAGAATTTAACTGTATAATCAATTAACTTTTTTCTACTAGATTTTATTTTCTCACTCAACTTATTATTAAATGACACTATTCTCTGTATTCCTCTAGGATTTAATTTATCCATTTCATCTTGGAGTTTTTTAGTTTCTGATTTAGCTTTAGCAATTGCTGTGGCAGTTTCATTTAATCTAATTTGCTGTTTCTTGTAGGTTTCACTAGCTTTAATAGTTTTTTCGGTAGTTTCATTAGTTTTATCAACTAATTCATCTAATTCTTTCTTTTGTTTCTCATACTGCTTATTCAAGTTCTTTAGCGAATCTTCAAGCCCTTTTTGTTGTGCTTCATAACTAGCTAATTGACGTGTAACATTTTGAATATCTTTCTCTAACTTTAACCAAGTATTAGCTTGATCTTTATTAGTTCTATCAAGTCCTTCTTGTCTATTTTTCAACTCGTCAATTTTTTGTTTCTGAAGTTCAATAACATTACCAATACCTTCATATCTTGACTTTAAAGCATTCAAACTATCGCCAGCTGTTCGATATGCCATTTCGTTGGCTTTCCATGAGTTAGTTAAGACTGTAATACCGTTTCTGAATGCCGAAACACTCTCAGCAGCCTGGACTGTATCCACAATAATCTTTATCGTCATCTCATTTTGAACTTTCACTTAAATTTAACCTCCTTTCTTCCAAAATAAAAAAGCAACCTTTTTCAGTTGACTTTCTATAGTTTCCGTAATCATTCCTTATACCAGTAAGGTTTTAAAGTAAAAATAAATTTTAAAATAAAATATATTATTATCCATTTTAAAATATGAGCCCAAAACCAATCCCAGAAGAATACTACACCGATAATTATAGCTAATATTCCTAAAATAACTAACGTTAACCAAAGATTATCGTCTTTTTTTAACCAGTTGTATATTTTTTTCATCTATCTCACCTCCGGGACTTTCTTAAGAATCAGCCTATTTTAGTAGATTTTTCCGTTCCTTTATTAATATTTCCAATTCATTTAATTGCTTTTCATTTGCAATTTCACGAATAAATTTTCTAGCATATGAACCATACTGATAATTTCTTTGTTTATCTCTATTTTTGTTTTTCCAACGCCTATTTGCTTTCAACTGTGCCTCTGATGTTTTTTTTACCATTTTATCACACCTAATTATTGCTGATTGTATTCTATCTTAAATGTCTTACTATTAAATTCTTCTATTTTTTCTTTTATACATTCTCCACGTATTGAATATCGTTGAAGTTTACCTTTATATAAATAACACTGATACAAAAAACCATCTTTAAACATTAAAGTTACACTTGGATTATATAAAAAACGTTCCTTATATTCTTTCGGATGATTTTGAGCATACAAAACACCTATAAAAGTTCCTAACAGATTACCAAATAAACTTCCTAAAATTCCCCATCTAAATTTATGGCTTTTATATCTAGTTTCTAATTTTTCTTCGCTATTAACACTACCTTGTAACAAATCGCTATATTTATATAGCTTACATTTTTTGGTATCCCAGTATGAAATTAAGATTTGTCTTTTTTTATCATTAAAATATATGTTCTTACACTTTAAATCACTATCTAAGATAAAATCTATCTTTTCGTTCCAATTCACTTAAACCACCTTCTTTATTTACTAATATTATATAACATATTAAGTTATAAAAGAAGTGATTTATAAAAAATTACTTTCCCCGTAAGCGCCTTAACGCTTCTCTTGGCGTAACTGGTCTATCTTCCTTAGCTTTAGCAGACATTACTTCAACTAATGTTTCAAACTCTTCTTCATCTGCTTCACGTAATGCTGTTTCGATTTTAAAATTTTTAGTTTGAGTTGCTAATTTATTTTGCCATTCTTCATTAGCTTTCTTATTGTCAGATTGTAATTGTTTAATTTGTTCGTTTAAATCATCAACATTTTTAGAATTCTTTTGTAAATCAACTAACTGTTGATCTCATTCATCAAGTTGTGATTTCAAACCGTCACGTTCATTAGTTAAACCATTTACTTTTTCTTGTAAACTGGTTATATCTTTACCGTGTTCAGCCATCACTTTTTCAATCTGTTCATCAGTCAAACCTAAATTCTTCAAATCTTCACGTTTCATGTCAATCTCTCCTATCGTTTTTATTTTACGTGGAACGCTCCACGCTAATTGATTGTATACAAAAAAAGCAGTTTTACGACTTACTCAGGTCGGAATGTTATTCTCTTGATTTACCATCCTTATATAATTCAATTTCATTCATATCTTTTAGATAAATAGCATCTCCATAGTCTAAACTGCCAGTTGTGTTATACACAATAGCGTCTCCAACATCATTATCTTCAAGAAAATCTATATCCAAAAGAAACACTTTTACTGATTTACCTTCTTTTAATTGTACATTAACCCATTTACATTGAAATTTATCTAAAATATCATATAAGTTAGTTTTAATACTAATTTTCATTTGTTACCCCTTTAGGTTCATCTACTAAATTCACAATATTCCCTTCAAATTTGCCATGAACTAGTAAACTAGAAATTCCATTGAGCAATCCACGACCATTAGGAACAAGACCATATACTTCAAATATTGTTCCATTTTCATCAATTATCTTTTGACCTGCCACAATATCCGTTCTTTGTACAGTGATACATGAAATATCGTCGTGTTCCAAGTAAAAAACATCTACAGCTTTCATTTGTATCTCTCCATTTCCCTCAGTTCTTTTGTGTACTCTTCTATTAATATTTTTGTATCTTGAATTTCCTTGTCTGTCAAATTCCACTTAATCGCATTTTTAAGTAATATATTACCTGCTTCAATTTCTCTTAAACAAGTATCTTCTTTACCTGATATTTCTCCGTAAACTCTCGCTTGCTTAGCATGAATTAATTCTTCATGAACGGCTGCTCTACCAGCTTTAGATGAAAGTAGTATATCATTACCAATAAATGAGGCTTCTACTCTCATTTGCTTCAATCTAGCATCTACCTCTGGCCCCATATGAACTCTACCACCAGCTTTTCTAAAGGCTTTGGTTAATTTATTAAGTTCTGGTTTGCTTATTGGTCTAGAAGATTTATCATTGACCTTCCTTCTATTCATAGTATATCTTACATCACGTCTAAATTGCTCAATTATTGGCTTATTTTTAGAAATAATTTGTTCCCTAGCATAATCCCTAGTCAAAATATCATACTTCTTACCATACATCTTATTAGTTTCTTTGATGTACTCTCTTAACTTCTTTTGACGTGCTGAAATTAGTGTTTTGGTACGAGTTATCATTTGTTCGTCTTCTAATTCTTCGGCAATTTTCAAACGTTTTTTAGCGTCTCTGATTGAGCGTTCATAGTAGCGTTACTTTTGACGTAAATTACCATTCCTAATTACTTCTTTAGGATTATACTGGGTCATGTTATTTACATTGACACCTGGAGTAAATGGAAATAATTTGTGCCTACAGTTAATTCCTAATGTTCCAGCAGGTTCACCGTAACCGTGATTGTAGATTGAATCATACTTGTCATTATAATTAGGATCATTAGTTGGAACTATATTGACTACCTTGCCTTGAATATAAGCACACGCTTCACGGCTGTTAGGGTAGCTAGATATTAAACTATTCTTGTAACAAATAATCTCTATAAAAAAATTGTTAAGGACAAAATTTATCCTTAACAATTCTTCAATTTCAATATTATTTTTAGCTTACCTACTACCTCATTAAATCAGAAATAATTTCTGCAGCACTCTTACTCTCATGAATCATTCCAGCGACTGAACCAGCAAATATTATTCCATCTTCTACATTATCTTGATAAACAGCTTTCCGATATGCCTCATCTAATAATTGATTGAATTTTAACTTATCAGTCATTTTGTCTTCTAACCCATATAGCTCTTTAGCTTTCTTATTTACAACTGTTCGGCTAGCTACTCCCATTTTTGTACCAATTACACCAATAGAAGTGTCCTTTGATTCAATAATCACTTTCTTCCAATTGTCACCAACGGGACTTTCCTTAGAAATTGAGAAAATTGTACCACATTGTACACCTTCAGCTCCCATCGCCATCGCTGCTTTCACTCCACGATTATCAGCAATCCCCCCAGCTGCAATAACCGGAATTTTTACAGCGTCAACAACTTGAGGCCAGAGTGTTTGTGATGTCATAGTTCCAATATGACCTCCACTCTCCATACCTTCAGCAATAACAGCATCTACACCTAGCTCTTCCATCTTTTTAGCAATTTTTACGTTTGGAATTACAGGCATTACCTTTATTCCTGCTTCCTTTAGTTTAGGCATGTACAATTTAGGTGTACCAGCACCAGTTGTTACAATTTTTACTCCTTCTTCAATGACAACATCAACGATTTCTGGAACTTTCTTATTTAAAAACATCAAGTTAACAGCAAATGGCTTATCAGTTAATTCTTTTACCTTTCGAATTTCTTCGCGTACCTGTTCAGGTGTATCTTGACCTGAAGCTAACACACCTAGCCCGCCAGCATTAGAAACAGCTGCCACCAATCCTGCTTTGGCTACATCTTGCATCGCCCCTTGAATAATTGGATATTTAATTCCTAACATTTCTGTAATTCGATTCATGATTTCTCACCTCAATTATTTAAAATATAAAAAGGATATCTTACAACCATATAGTTATAAGATATCCCAATTGATATTAATGGTAATTACAATTTACTAAATAATTAGAATTGATCGATCAACAATTGACGAATTTCTTCCAAGTATGGTTGACGAGGATTTGCAGTTGTGCATTGATCATCGTAAACACGATCAACCATCTTATCAAGAGCTTTTTCAAATTGTTCTTTAGTTACACCATTTGCAGATAACTTAGGTTCAACGTCTAATTTCTTCATTAAATCGTTAATCTTGTTGCATAATGCATCTACTAATTCAGCATCTGAGTTACCTTTCAAGCCTAATGCACGAGCAATATCTGCATAGTCTTTTTGAGCACGATATACTTCATAACGTGGGAATGGTGTACGTTTTACACGACCAGAAGCACCGTTAAATTTAATTACGTGTTGCATAGCAATGGAAATTGCCAAACCATGAGGTAATCCAAATTCCCCACCAGTCTTGTGAGCGATTGAGTGGTTAATACCCAAGAATGCATTAGCAAATGCCATACCTGCTAATGTTGCAGCATAGTGCATGTTTTCACGAGCCTTTTCACCTTCCAATGTAGGATGTTTTGGATCGTAGTTGTATGAAGCTTCCAAGTTTTCAAATACTAACTTGATAGCTTGCATTGACCATGGACGTGTGAAGTCAGATGCCATAACTGATACATATGATTCAAGAGCATGTGATAAACTATCCAATCCAGATAATGCTACAGTTCTCTTAGGAACAGTCATAACAAATTCTGGGTCTACGATTGATACTTGTGGTGTCAATTCGTAGTCTGTTAATGGGTACTTAACATGTGTATTGTCATCTGTAATAACAGCATATGGTGTTACTTCAGAACCTGTACCAGATGTTGTTGGAATTGCAAACATTCTTGTCTTCTTAGCGTGATGGAACTTAACAATTCTCTTACGGATATCAACGAATTTTTGTTGTAATTCTTTAAATACTTCACTAACTTTTTCGTAGCTATCTAAGAATCCTGGTTCTTGATCTAAGGAGTATTCATAGATGTAACGAGCAATCTTTGTAGCATCCAATGCGGAACCACCACCGATAGCAATAACTGTATCTGGTTCGAATTGTGCCATTTGTTGAGCAATTTCAATTGTTTGTCCTAACATTGGGTCAGGTCTTACAGTTCCATAAAGAGCTGTCTTAACTTCATTTTCTCTTGCTGCTAATTGATCGTAAACTTTGTCTACAAATCCAAACTTAACCATTCCTGGGTCAGCTACGATGAATGCACGGTTGATATCTTCAGTTTCATCTTGTAGATAGCTGATAGCATTCTTTTCGTAGTAGATCTTTTCTGGTAAACGAACCCATTGAGGTCTGTTACGTCTCTTAGCAACTGTCTTAACATTTAATAGGTCTGATGTTGATAAATTATGTGACAATGAATTCTTCCCCCATGATCCTGTTCCAAGTGTCAAACTTGCACGTAAGCCATCTGTGTAAATATCACCAATACCACCAATGGAATCAGGTTGATTTACCAAGATACGAGCTGCTTTAGTTCTATCACCAAATTCTTTTACAAATGGATCGGATTGAGAACCAATTTGGATAGCAGCGTTATGGCCTGCACCTTGATAATCTAATAATGCAGCAACGGTCTTAATACCATCTTCACGATCTTTTGCTTTATATACTGACAATAATGGAGAAAGTTTTTCAGATGATAGCTTTTCACCGATGTTCTTAGCAGAAAGTTCAAATAACATTACATCTTTACCTTCTGGAAGTTCTACACCAGCTTGTTCAGCAATCCAGCGAGCTGGCTTACCAGCAACTGGACCATTTACACCATGTCTATCATTGAATACGAAATCTTCAATCTTCTTATAGTCTTTCTTAGGAACAACGTATGCTCCTTTTTCTTCCATCTTCTTTAGCCATTCATCATAGATAGGAGCTTCAACAACTGCAGAGTTTTCAGTAGCACAAATCATACCGTTATCAAATCTCTTAGATAGAAGTAAATCTTCAACAGCTCTGTCAAGGTGTGCTGTATGATCAACGTAGATAGCACCATTACCAGCACCTACACCCATTGATGGATTACCAGACTTCAAAGCTGCATTAACCATTCCTGGACCACCAGTAGCCAAAATAGAAGCAATCTTTGGATTTTGAATAAGAGCTGTTGTCTTTTCTAGACTTGGTTCTTCAATCCATTGAATAATGTTCTTTGGAGCACCAGCTTTTACAGCTGCATCATAAACAATCTTTGCAGCATGTGCTGAACTCTTTTGAGCTTGTGGGTGGAAAGCGAATACAATTGCATTTCTAGTCTTCAATGCTAATAATGACTTAAACATTGCTGTTGATGTTGGGTTTGTTGTAGGTACAATACCTGCTAAAACACCAAGTGGAGCTGCAATTTTTACTTCGCCTTTAATCTTATCTTCTTCAATTACACCAACTGTTTTATCATTCTTAATAGCATTATAGACATTTTCAGTTGCGAAACGGTTCTTTGTATCCTTATCTTCTACAACCCCACGTCCAGTTTCATCTACTGCTTCATGAGCTAAAATCAAAGCAGCCTCTGAGCCAGCCAAAGCAGCAGCTGCAACAATCTTATCTACTTGTTCTTGTGAGAAAGTAGAATATTCTTGTTCAGCTTTTAATGCTTTTTCTACTAAACCATCAGTGTATACACGAGCATCTTCTTCTTTGTTGTTTGTCTTGTTAACCATTACTTTAGCCTCCTACTATAGCTAAATAAACTATAAGTTAATATTTAACCATTAATAAACGATACAAATATAATTGTGTTATCGTGAATTAATTCACAAATATTACACTTATAAAATAACATCATATCTACAATAAATCAATACTATTTTTAAATTTAATTTTATTTTTTCTCAGATTTTGTTAAATAAGTCACTTATATCAATCGATCAAAAATACAAAATAAAGCATAACAAAAAACTTAAAAAATATTTTTTGTAAACGTTTTCTATTATAATTTAATCATATCTCATATGGTACACTTTTACAATATATTCCGAGAATTTTATCAACAAAAAAATAACTTAATGTTGATTTAACGTTAAGTTCATAATTATAGTTAAAATAACACTGTTTTTTACAAATCTCATTAATTGCCATTAATTCCATTTAGTTTAAAAACAACAACATCAGATTCTCAAGTGTGTCAATGCTACTTATAACAACTATTTCAAGAAATTATCTTCTCTATTATTTAGTTTTATCTCCTCGAAAAAATGTGAAGAAAAAATATTTAAAAAAATATTTATTTTACTATATTCTAAAGGGGTAGGAATGTATAGAAATTGAATGAAATTATCGTAATTTGTCGCAAAGACGTCAAGTTACATTATTCACATAACTAGAAGTCAGATTTAACCTTATATTTTTATACTTACTACGTTTTCTAGCTACTCAAAAATGTGTTAATTAAATCTTATTTCTGACAATCTCTAGATTTTTGAATCTTATTCAACCTTGAGCATTTCTTAATACTTTTAGAAAGGAAAGATTGACTATGCTTAGCAAAAACAATCATTATGGCAAGCGAATTGCTAATACTCCACATGCACCTCGCTATGCACTTAGAAGACTTAAAGTCGAACTTGTTTCAGTTGCTCTTGGGACTATCTTTTTCTTTACACCCCAAGTCTTAGCTGATACAACTAGTGAAGTTGATACAGGCACAAACTCTACTACAGTAGCCACTAATAATGCAACTGAAAATCATACGACTAACAACAAAGTTAGTTTAACTAATGCTACTTCAGCTCCTGTTGATACTTCAAAAGATACAGTTCAGACCACCCCTACTTTAAGTGATGCTGAAACAGTTACAAATTCAACTGTACCCACCACTTCCACTAGTGAATCAAGCAACAGCGTAACTAATAATTTGAGTAGCACTGATACTACCCAAAATAGTTCAACTAATAATACTACGATACAAACTAATAATTTAAATAGTAAGGTTCAAGCAAAATTACAAGCCAATCCAAGTAATACTAATATTACAATTAGTGATGGTGACACTAATCAAGTTGTTCCTTTACAACAAACTACAACATCCAAGGAACTTCCACAAACTGGTGAAGAGTATAATGGTTTAACTACTATTGGTCTCTTGATGCTTTCTTTAGCAACTGGACTTGGTTTAAAGAAACGAAAGAAAGATTAATCTTTTGCTGATTAAGTTCAAAAAAACATCATCTCAAATTAGCTCTGAGATGATGTTTTATTCTAATCATAATTTCTCAATAAATTATACAAAACTCTAATTTTTTCTTTAATATTTTCACCAATATCAGTATCCGCAACTGATTTTCGTTGTAATTCATGCTTTACCACTCGAACCGTTGAAACGATATCTTTCCCGCTTCTAATAGCATCTTGTTTTGAAGTAAATGGTTGATGCGAAACTAGTTGCAAGCCATATGAATTATACAATAATGTATATCCAGCGATCCCTGTTGTTGGCTGATAGGCTTTGGAGTATCCTCCATCAATCACTAACATATAACCTTCTGCGCAGATTGCATTATGTCCTCTTTTAACTGGAGTGTGACCATTGATAATATGATTAGTATCATCGCCAGCAAATCCAAATTCTTGTAAAATTTTGATGCAGAAATCCTTATTTTCCCTTAATTTATAATATGGATTCTTTACTTCTTCATGACAAGCTTTATCTGCAATAAAATAGCGTTCAAAAGTAGTCATAGATTTCTTACCGAACAGTGGAGAAAGAGCTCCCTGCCATAAATACCACATAAAATCAGTAGCAAAATCATCTTTTACATTCGGCTTAGAGTAAGCTTTTCGAATCATTTTTTCAGAAAAATCAAACAATTTCTTGCCAGAATATTCTTTACTGCCAATCTTCAAGCTACAGAAATTTCCTTCTTCATCTGCAGGAATACATCCATGGAATAAGAGATTGCCATTATATGTACGGTACATACTGCCTTTATTCATCATAAAATCTAGATGACGTTTTAATTTTGTAGAATGTTGAATGGAAATTAATAATTCATCTACAATCGCATTTTCTTCATCTATTAATTCACTAGGATTTTTAGGGTCTACTGTGTTGAAACAAGTATTTTGTAACGGATATTCTTTACCATTTAAGCTAATTACATTTTTCTTGTAATCTATCTTATTAAGTAAATCTCGATCATCCATTTCCAATTCTGGTCTTCTAGCTATAACTTGCCCTTCAAGCTTAAATTGCATCATCGCAACAGCTTGATGAATTTGCGTAATTTGTAGCTTTTCGCCATTAAATCTATACCCATCACCATTAGTCAACTTAGGTCTAAATTGAGGATTATCCTCATATTGCTCCTCAGCAAATCTCGAAAGGTGACGTAAGTTAATTCCATAAGCATCTTCTATGATGTTCAAATTATTATATCTTGCACAAATTCTCAATAAATTCAACATACATAGTTTTGAACCTGCCATTGCACCTAGCCATAGTAAATCATGATTTCCCCATTGCATATCGACAGAATGATAATTCATCAATCTATCTATAATTTTGTCTGGTTCTTCCCCCCTATCGTAAACATCGCCTAGAACATGTAAATGATCTACTACTAATCTTTGAATTGTGTAACATGTGGCAATAATAAATTTATCTGCTTGATCTAATTTCAAAATATTCTTCAAAAGTTGATTAATATAACTTCTTTTATTAAATTCTTGAGGATCGTTATATAATAATTCTTCTGTTATGTATACAAAATTAGGATTTAGTGCCTTACGAACCTTTGAGCGCGTATACTTGCTTCCAGATAATTCTAAAAATTCTAGTAAGTGTGAAATATTATCTAAGTACCATTGTTGTAGCTCATTTTCTGTACGTAATTTTTTCTTTACTAGAGCCAATTCATCTTCAGGATAGTAGATTAGCAAAGCAAAATCTTGCATCGTTTGTTCTGTCATTCTATCTGAAAAGTAATCTTGAATTTTCTGTTTAATACTTCCAGAACCATTTCTTAAAACGTGATCAAATGCTGTATACTCCCCATGCAAATCACTTACAAAGTGTTCAGTTCCCTTTGGAAGATGTAAAATTGCTTCCAAGTTCATAATTTCAGTAATCACATCTTGTTTCGTAGGATATTTTTCTTTTAATAAGTTGTGTGAATAAGCATTCATGTCAACTTGCTTATTTACTAATTCTTCATTATCATCAAAATTCATCGCTATCAACCCCTATATTATGGTCATCAATATGCTTTTACATTACGCCCATAAAATGTTTTTGTCAATATTTTTTAATTATTTAATTACAAATACTTATTTTAAAATATTAAAACTTATTTATATATGTCTTAGGATCATTAATCCTTAATAATACTTTATAAAAAATTATTTTCAGTGATTCTTTTTAGAAAGTTTTTGTATATGATATAATTTGAATAGTTATAGTTGCAACGTAATTTTTAGTGAGGTGTTATATATGGAGTACCCTTATCGTGAAAAATTTCTATCTTGGGCTAAAGATGTTAAACATTACCGCGAAAGTACCGTAATGTTGTACGATTATACCGTCAATAGTTTCTATAACTATTTTTATAGTCAATCAGAACATGGTAATGATATTCGTCTTGTCCGACCTCAAGATATCACTAACTATCTTGTAAATATTCAAGAACAACATCATATTGTTGCTAATACTGCTAATAAATACTATTTTCACTTGAAAAAGTATTTTACTTTTCTCTATAGTAATCATTTGATTGATGAATATCCTTTAATCGATTTAAAAACTTACAAAGTCAATAAATACACTAATATTACACTTGGTTGGCAGCAATATCTACCTGAAATTTTCAAAATTGCGGAACTTTCTGATGATGCTAAACTTGAACTTTTTTTAATCTCTCAAAACATCGAACCAAAGGGATTACTTAATATTACTTTCGGACAACTTCGAAACTTTAATACAGAAAATACTGGAATTTTGCTAGATAATATTGAAGTAAAACCCGATAATTATTTCGTATTCTCACTAAAAAACGATCCTGAGAAACCATTGAATTCGCTAAATTCATTATTAATGAGAGTTAGACCTGATGAAGAAATTTTGAATATGACACTAGCCCCTTCAAAATTAAGACAGAGTTACATTTATAATTATCTCCTTACTAATAAAGATAAATCCGAAATTGAACTTCTAGATCATCTTCATCTATCTATTAAATCGCTAGTGTATTATCGTCAAAATTTGCTCAATATTGATTTTAATGAATACGTTCATGAAGCAAACACTACTCTACAATAATAATTATCGCTTAATACATAATTTCATACATTTAATACATTTTTCTCTTTTACTGTGAAATACGTATATAATCATAATCATACTAATAATGATATTTAAGTAAGGAATGATTATTATGAAATACGGTAAACTAAAATAAACATTTGAAAGTTTAATATACTTATTAGGTTTCATTTTTCATTAAAAGAACAGAATACTTTATAAATAGGGTTGGAATATTCTAAATTCCAACCCTATTTACAATTAATTATATTTCCTATTTTGCATAATTTCTTTAACTAACATAATGACAAAAACAACTAACGCTCCTAATAAAATCATACCTCGCATTGTTAGTATAGAAACTCTCATAAGTCCACCTAAGTTTATTAACATTAATAACAGAAAATCTGCATACTTACTATTTCCTGTTAAATTTACATTCAACCTTGAGATTACTATAAACCCTATAACTATGCGTTTAAAGAATGGTAAGTTGGTTAGTGCTTGGGTTGGTGGCGAAAAAACAGGACAAGAATTTTACGACTTTTTATTTTCTGCAGATGCTAACAAATTGGCAGATTCCTATACCATAAAGAAAACTGTAAGTGCAAATACTTCAAATACTGTTATTACAAATAATCAAAATGTTAAGCCAACTATTAAGCCTATACCAACAAACATAAACCAATTTAAAGAGGAAAAAACTACTCCTGAATTAGTTAATACTACTTCACAGTCATCTAAACCTGTTAAAAAAGTTCAGAAACAAACTACTAATAAAGAAAATAAAAATTCTGTTCTACCACAGTTAGGGGTTGTCCCTCTTTATCATCAGCCACTATTTAAACTTCCTATTCCCCGACTTATTCCTAAGCGACTAGAACGTATTATAGCGTTGGTCTCTTTTCTAGTTCTATATATTGGTATCACTATATAGACAGGGTTGAGTTTAAAAAATTGGGATAAAAAATAAAATATCTAATATAGCAATAGGACCAATTTTTTAATTTATGTAAAATTATCGTTTTGATTTAGAAAAATCAATTATTTGCATAAATTTTCTAATTGGTCCTATCTTTATATTTAACTTTTTTCAAAATTTGCAACTTTATTTCTCACATTAATTTTTGGGGCTAACTTCAAATAATATGCTGTTTACTCTTCAGACACTACCCGATACTTCTTAGCAAACTTTTCGGCTGTAACAACCTTAGAATTGGTAAAATCGATAACATCTCCCTCAAAGCCAATATCATACATCGACGCGCTGCCACCATTTATACTAACAAGAGAAGCTGAAATACCATTCAAAATAGTTCGTATTATTCCTTTTTTTGCCCTAGTAACTGCCGGCCAATAAATTCTGACTTTATTACCACTACCATGCAGCCATCGTAATCCATTATGCTCAAAAGCATATTTTACCCAATCAGGCTGGATATTATCTCTACTCACTTGCCAAACATCTACTTTTCTACCTCTATAGATTGCTTTCATTTGCTTTATCACCTTTCTTATTATTTTTTCCTATCCTTAATAGCCATAACTAATCTATACATCACTAAGACTATATATACCAACAATGCTATTAATACTATCGTATATAGTATTTTATTTTCATAGCCTTCATCAAATATTGTAGTTACTATTAGAAATATTCCTAATGTTGCTTGTTTTCTAGCTCGTTTATCTAATTCACCATATTTTTTCTTATAATTAACTTCCAAAATTGCTGATAGTATAAAGAATATCCAAATAATTGCCTTAATAACTAAATAATCCATCATTCCACCATCTATTCTCTATTTTTGCCATTATTATACTAAATTATGACATTTCAACACAAACATTTATATATCAAGGATCTATTAAATAAACACCTAAAAAGTGCATACTTTTTGCATACTAAGAAAGTTAAGAAGAATGTTAGCAAAAAAGACACCTTGCCTCTACCATATATAATAGTAGAAACAAGGTGTCTTATGTTTTCTAAGAATAATAAAAAAACCTTTCTGTTGGAATAACAGAAGGGAGAAAATAGATGGTAACTAACCACAACTTCTTTTTTGAGGTAACTAACCTCTTACTAACCTACTACTTAAATTATATAGTAGCATGTAAATTTGTCAATAAATCACTTTAAATATTTTTTTAACTTATATCCTAGTGTATAATGTCTTTTGGTACATAAGGTTAACTATCTTAATCTGTACCAGAATTGAGGTGTACACCTCTTGCTAAACCTACTGCAAATGTTAGTACTAACTATCCTAACAAATAATATCATATCTGACATTATTTCGGATAAGATAAAAAATCGCTATAAGCGTAAACATTAATCTTTGACGAGTAGATCAGATACCCTTAAGCAGATGCGGTAGCAAGCAACCCAACTTCTGCTTTTTTTGCTATAAAAATAAGCTCATCCAATCCTTTTAAGGACTAGATAAGCTTTATTATTTATTCAAATTTCCCCCAGATACTTGTACGCTTACCACTATTATCACATTCTCCGGATGCAAGATAACCAAATTGACCATTATCTCGAACTTGACGTAACCATACATATCCATCATGTTTAGAAAATGCATCATATTTTACTACATCTCCGGGATTTAAAGTAGCAATCAAATCACTATCAGTTTTAGCACCCCAACGAAGATTAATACTTTCAGATAAGAAATCATCAAAGTCATCTGATTTAAATGTGATAGACTCGCCTTCTTGAGAGTAACTAGCCATACCTTCATTTTTTAGACGGTTATATCTACGTACACAGACTTCAAGCACAATATAATCTAGTTCTTGCGGAAATTCTTTTCCAGCATTCAACCCTAGCTTAAATCGTAAAGCCTTAGTCGTATTTTTGATGATTAGGTTTAATAATCCATCCTGGTCCGTTGTTTCTAACTGGAGCATAGTTTTTAAATCTTGTAACTCGATTACACCATCCACTAGCTCCACCTCTTATTAAGTACCACCAGCTTCTGTAGCTGTTTGATTTGCTGGAATATCAGCAGACAATCCTACAAATAAACCGTCTTCCATTGACTTTCTGATGAAAATATCATGGTAAAGACGGTTTTGGTATAGATATACATCACCTTGAGAATGTTCTCCTGGTGCAAACATGAATACAGCGTTCTCCTTGACCACAGGAATTACTGCTTGCTTAACAACAAATAAATAATTAATATCAACTGCATTAGATTGTGGCTTAGCACCTTCAGCTAAGTTGTATGAAGTCTTTAAGCGGTCCGAATCTTGTACTTCAACAGGCTTAACTCCATCAATATCAGTTACTCGTGATTCTAGTGATGTTTGGCCAACATTTTGGTTAGTGATGTTGCGAGTAAATTCTGTTGAACGTTCTAGTAAATCTAACGTTGCAGAAGATACAAAACCAACAATATTAGCTGAACCATACTTACGTAATGGTAAGATTGCAGCCTTTAATTTAGAGTATACGTTAGATGTTGTTAATTTAGTTTTGTCAGTATTACCTTTCTTGTTAGCAGCTTGAGCTATTACTGCAAAACGGTAACTGTCAACTTCAGGTTGAACTTCATCTTCAATAAATACACGAGAAACATTAGCCATAGATAATTCTTGGTTAGTTTCATCAACATCTTGACGGTCTACAGAAAACTCAATATCACGATCTTGTGTCATTGTGTAAACCGTCTTACTGTCTGTAATTTCACCAGAATTCCATCCCTTACCACGAGTATGTGGTTTGAATCCAGAAACAGTAATATCACGTAAAGTAAATGATTTACCACCATTCATAAAAGAAACATCTGGTGTTCCTAAAACAGTAGTAACTAACCCTTGGTTGATTTTATGGTCAAGAGTCGCACCCATATTATCTTTTGTTACATAGTTAAATGTAGCCATAATATTTTCCTCCTATTGTTTAAGTCCCAGCGTATTAGCAAAATCATCTTTCGCACTTTGTTTAGTTTGTCGTTTAGGTGTCTTACCAGTCAATAATTCAGAACGAACTTGGTTAGCAATTTGTTCTCCGAATGAGACTAAAGCATTAACATTAGCGTAAGTCTTTTGATTATCAGAACTTACTACCATGTTTAAAACATCAGTAGAAACATCTAAGCCTTGTTCTTTTAAAACGTCACTTGTTTCACTTAAAGCTTTAGTACGAGCTAATTCAGCACGTAAACTTGCAAGTTCTTTATCCTTAGCATCTTGTTCTTTTTTAGCCTTATCTTCTTCAGATAACTTTTTCACTGTCTTTTTGCCTGACTTATACTCTTCGAGCTCAGCTTTGGTATTAGCTAGTTCCTCTTCTAAGTCGTGCTTATCACCAGTTAATTTACCTAAACGTTTTTGAAGTTTTTCGACTGTTTTAGTAGCTTTATCTTCCTCGACTTTGCCGGCATTGTCTTGGTTTTCTACTTCTTCATTAGTCTTTTCAACTTCTACATCTTGATTTTCGTTATCCATTACGAAAACTCCTTTCTTCTCGCAGTTAAAGCCTTGGGAGGCTACTCAGTTGTTCTTTAACGCCTGCAAACAGGAAAAAGGCAAAATACTAATCTAGTTCCTTTGAACGATTAATATTTTCAATAGGTATTATATTTACTTGACCAGATTCATTGGTAAATTTTAGAAATTTATCAATACCAAAATTTATGTAACGCATTTTGTCAATCTCAACTATTTCAGTAATGAATTCTCCTTGATCGTTATTAATTCCACACCAATAGACAAGTTCAAACACAATCCATACCTCCTAATTTTATGTATAAAAAAAGCACCCACAATGTGAATGCTCTTATTAAAATATTAACTTATTCCACAGTTCAGCATCTATCGTTGGTAATTTTTTACCTGTTTTGATAGCATTATTAATCTCTTCTATGTCTTGCTTGATATCTTCAACATTTGGATGGACTGGATCATTATATCCTCTTCGGTAATGTCAACTCACCCCAGTCTAAAGACATGGGGCTTGTGAGTGTTCAAGCCTTTCGGCTCTACTAACACACTCTTCCGTGGGTAAAATACAGCATAAATATCCAAAAAAGATACTTACGTCTTACACATCAATTTACCACAGCACTTTGTATACAATAATATACGGGTGGCGCGAGCTGCCAAACGCACCCTTTACTTAGCTTTAGCTAAGTTTTTTGGTTTTTCTAACTTGTCTAATCCTTTAGCTAGAATATTTTTAGCTGCATTCCAATCTCTAATATGGTGTTCATGACAATTAGGGCAAGTCCATTCTCTATCCTTGAGAGTTAGCTTATCAGTTCCATCTGTACCCATTATAAAGCCACAAGCATAACAAGTCTGTGTTGTATTTTTAGGATTAACTGATATAACTGTTCTGTTATACAAATTAGCTTTATAATCCAATTTCTGTAAAAAGCTTCTCCAGCCTACATCGGATATAGACATAGCTAAAGCGTGATTCTTGAGCATATTTTTACTTCTCAAATTTTCTACTACCACCAAATCGTGGTTATTGATAAGTGCAGTAGTAACATGATTCAAAAAGTTATTACGTTGATTGCGCACTCTGTCATGGAGCTTAGCTACTAAAACTCTTTGTTTTTGGTAATTTTTACTATCACGTAAAGAACGTTTTTCTTTTTTAGCTCTTCTTTTCCTTCTAGATAATACTTTTTGAGCTTTAGCTATTTTACCTTTAATAGTACGGTAATAACGTGGATTAGCTACCACTTTACCAAAACTATCGGTCAAAAAATTCTCTGTATTCAAATCAACACCAACTTGAGAATTAGTTTTAGCTAATTTCTTTACAAATGGTGTATCAGAGCCTAATTGCATTGATACGAAATATCTATCAGCTGTATCTTTAGAGATAGTAACAGTACCGATTCTAATATCATCTTTATTGTCAATAATACGACGGTGAGAACCAGATACTCTTAATCTACCTAATTTAGGCAAACTAATATGATTCTTATCAAGAAATTTTACGCTAGCAGAATAAACGTCCATTTTAGCATCTTTACCATATTGAGCATTAGTTTGATAACTCAAACGGTAACTCTTTTTATGGAACTTAGGTGTACCAGATGAATGTACTTTTCTAAACATCTTCCACGCTTTTTGATAATTTTGAATAGCGTTAGCTTTAGCTAAACTATCAATATTCTTATCTTGCATGTACTGATAATGATTAGACAAATTTCTAGCGTTTTTACGACTTTTTAATTCTTTAATACGTTCCTTAACAATATCAATAGGTAACTTAACTTGTTTCAACTTATATAATTCTTGGTCAATAGCAACCATTTTATTATAAATAGTTCTAGCAATGTTACCATTAATTTTAATAATCTTCTTTTGGTTAGTGCTTGGATAAATGCGCATTTTCAATCCATAATGATACTCTAAATCACTCATCTTCTTCATTGTATTTCACCTCCTTTAAGTTTATACTATAATTATAATCAATGTATTAGCTTGTATCAAGAGAAATCGTTAATTTTATAAGGTAAAGGAGACTATACAATGACTAATAAAATAAAAGACGCAATATACACAAAGCGTTATGTGTATAATTTACATTTTCACTTAATTTGGTGTACAAAATACAGAAATAAGACTTTTACAAATGAAAAGTTATCTAACGAAATGAAAGATATTCTACAAAGAGTAGCTGACGACAATGAAATAGTCATTGAAAAAATGGAAGTAATGCCAGACCATGTACATATGCTTATTTCATTTCCACCGAGAAAATCAGCAGTAGACGTAATCAAAGCACTAAAAGGCAGAAGTGCATTCCTATTCTTACAAACACATCCAGAAATTAGACAAAAACAATATTGGGGCGGTCATTTATGGTCTTCTAGCTATTATCTAGGCTCTCTAGGTAACATGAGTAAAGATGTTGTTGAGAGATATGTTAACGACCAAAAATATAATGCATATAAAAAATAGGACTCTACGAGTCCTAGGCTTAGGCTATCCATCCCCTCACTAAAGTAAGGGGATTTCCGCCAAATCGTCATTAAACTACCTTTTCCAAATTTATTTTCGTATTCTTTATGCACAACGGTAAGTTCTTTAGTAAGTTTCATTAGTTCTACATCTTCATATATCATGGTAATCACCCTTTTAATAATATTCCTAAAATTAGATTAAAATATTCTTCATCTTCAGTAATCTTAACAAAATTGTATTCTTTACTTATACTCTTTAATTGTCCTTCTCCTGGTTCAAATATAGATTCTAACCCTATAGATAAAACTTCCGAGGCGTCTGAATATTGTTTACCAATATATGGCGAAATAAAATCATCTTTAAGAGTTACCTCATTATCTTTATAACCAAAACCAGGAAAAATTTCATTAAGTCTTACTTCTCTTTCGCCTTTAGTTTTTCTTGCTACAAATTCTTTTGAAATTCTAAGTGTATCTTTATTATGTTCCTCTACAAAATGACCTATCTCATGCCATGCTGTAGTTTTTCGTTTTCCAGTTGAATAGATTGAATTATATTTACCATTATGCAAATCTTCTCCAAATTTATTATATTGATCCATAGTTACACCCTCACGTAACCTATTACCCCTGACAAGCCATGTAGGCGTTTTAGTATTACCATTTGGAGTAGCATACCATCTCATATAAAATCCACGATCCTTATCCTTACCAGCTAGCATATACTCATCATCAAGATATTTAGACCATTCTTTAGGATAATGGCTAAATGCTTGTTTTAAATCATTCTTTATTTACCTATTTGAACCTTTAGCCCAACTTTTTTCTGGTATATCTTCCCCAACATCACGATATTTAGAGAGTGCATTTGAAATATAACTCTTATCTCCAAGATTATCTTGAATATTGTACTCCTTGTTGAATGCATTTCCTAGTTCTATTATATCATCTACCTTAGCCGTCTTGATATTTAAACTATTAAATAATCTATTAAGTTTAGCTGTATTATTCTCTTGTACCTTTTTGACTCTTCCTGATTCTTCTGATTGTTCATTGTAATTTGGTGTTTCATAAAGATTATTCTTTTTATCCACCCAATAAGCACCAACCGCACACCTGCAATTAGGATAAACAGGAATTGTGGGAACATCTTTAACTTTATAAATTCCCTTACCCCAACCATTATCTTGATTACCTATCAAGGCACAATCACGACAAGCACTTGGTTCTTTATACCACTTGCAGAAATCATATCTATTACGTTTCAAGCTATTCAT